GGTGTCGCACTTTTTGGCAAACTGCGACAGAAGTGTACAAATAAGGCACTTTGGCCATCTTTTTGCCACAATTCTGCCACAAAATGTCGACACTTCGACACTTTGCCGACACCCTTCCGACACCCTTCCGACACCCCCCCTATTTCACGTATTAGTGTTGTATACCAAGGGTTCTAGGAGATTTTCAGGAGAAATTCGACACCTTTTTATTTTTTTATTTTTTAGCGCAGCGAAAAAAAATTTTTCCTTTATAGGTGTCGCAGTCTATGTTAACAGCTAGTATGCCTAAGAAAAGAAGAAAACAAGTCGTCACTCATTCAACTCCCGAAGTACCTTTTCCTAAAGTCCGAGTGGAGTGGATCGATATTTTGAGCGATTCGGGCTGGGCCAGTGATAAAGAATTTGATAAGATGAGATTAAGTTTTCCAGTGAATGAAGGTTGGTTATATAACAAAGATAGACATGCAATTAAATTGTTTGCAAGTTATGATCGAGAAGATGATGGTACTTTCACATTTGGAGATAGAACTATGATTCCAATATCGGTTGTTAAAAAAATTCAGAAGATCTAATGGGTAATATTTTTTACGTTTTTGTCCTCATCCCCTTGATGATTGTTGGTGCTCTTCTCTACTGCTGTGGTATCTTCATATGTTGTATCTGGCAATTTTTTCAGGAGTGGTGCAGGACCTGCTTTAACTTCTTTCTTAAGTTGTTCAAGAGGTTTCGCGTCTAGTATTGGACTATACTGATCTACAATTTCTTTCATTCTCTGTTCTAATTCTTGCTCAGTCATATCTTCCAGTTTACCAGTTTTAATAATTTTTTGTTCAATGTATAAGCCTCCAGCTTTTCCTCTAGCGACTTCTGCGTTAACAGCTGATGAGAAGCTACCTTTCTTGAGAGCTTCTTCTCTAAGTCTTGCAAGTTCTTTAATATGTTTTTCGAATGTGACTTCATATTTATTTTGTACTTCCTCTCTTAACTCTCCAATATATTTTACTACTAATGGAAATCTTTTGGGATTTCTTAATTCACTAGCTCTAACTCGAGCTGAGTCTTCGGCATAACCGGCCTCTTTAGCACATTCATAAGGAGTCATTCTTCCTTCGTTATATACATATAATTCTGAGAATCTTTTTTGCTGATCTGTGAGTCTTTTTGGTACGCCCATATTCCTCCATTAAAAAGGCCTTGTTTGAACTTCGTGTGGTGGAGTCCATCCAAACAAGACCAAGCTTGACTTTTATAGTAAATTAAAGTAAAAGTCAAGTATGGATTTAGAAGAAAGAATAGACCAATTAGAAAAGCAAAAAGAGATTTTAAAAACCTCTATTAAAAATTTTAAAAAGAGTCGCTCTTTAAATACTATGGATGAGATTGCTTATCGAGAACTTGAGTATAAGAATAGAGTTCTCCAAAAGAGAGTAAAAGATCTAGAAGAAATTAATAAATCTCATCAGAAATTAAATGGAGAGTTAAGAGAGGATAATAGAAGGTTGGCTAAACAAGTAGAAGATCAAGTAGATAGATTTAGAAAATCTGGTGGATTGTAATGTTGAAGTCGCAAGAATTAGAAAAGATAATTAGAAAGTTTAATGATGGTAGCCCTGTAGCTATGGACGCTAGAGTTTCAGTAGAAACTCCTGATGGTACGATGTGGGATATTGGTCAAATATTTTTGGCAGAGAATAAAATCATTGGAGTGAGGGAAACCCACCGGGTTGTTATTCGGATTAATAAGGAAATTGCTTCTCCTGGTAAAGTCATTACTAAGCTTTAATTACTTTGAAATGAAATGGCTCCCGAAAGAAAATTATGGCACGAACTTAAGAAAAATTGTCCTCAAATTAAGTGGACAAGAATTGAAAATTTCGCTGGCGTTGGTGTTCCTGATTTATTGGGCTATAATGATTCTGGCACCTTTTTCACAATAGAATTAAAAGTTACGAAGAGTAACAAAATAAGATTTTCTCCACATCAAATTGCTTTTCATACAACACATCCTAAGAATACTTTCATCTTAGCCAAGCACCTTGGTCAAGGGTGCTTGATACTTGTTCCAGGGTCCAAGATTCAGGATCTTTTAAGGGAAGGCTTTGCTTGCTCGTCCGTTGCTCGTGCTTCGTGGTCCACGGTGCTCGAGACTTTGCTCGCTTGTTGATCGGTGCTCGCTCGTTGCTCGTTGGTCCGTGCTTGCTTGTATGTTTTTCTTAACTCTGCCCAGTACTTCGGGTGTTTGAATACATGTGTCATGATTAATGTTTTCCGTAACTTACATTTTTAATTGATTTTGTCCAGCAGGCCCTGCATTCTTTACACTTGCCGCCCTGTTGAGGCGCGGGGCATGTTGCGCCCTTCGTTACGACTGATGATGTATGAGCCCAGGCCGTCGGTGGTGGTCCATCGACCTTCGACCCTGACAACCTGATCACCAGGTTAACGGGCACCTCTTCAGGAGCTGGGAGGTAAGGTCGTTCTTGTGTTGGCAGCCAGTGCTTCGTGTCAGGTGTTAACCTGCAAACTGTTAAAATTTTATTCATATGCTCGGGGCTCTGTACATCTCCGGCGTCATGCCATCTAAAATATTTCTGTCTCTTCACCTGTGCAACCATAGCCACGACCCATGAGTCATGGACCAGGCTTGCCAGCCTGTAGTACTGTGCCTTCTTAATTGCTGGATATCTTAAATAATTTCCTTTCAGGGCATAACAGCCATAGCAGGGCGTGCCTTTAACCTTCCGGAGCTTAGAGCCCGTTTGGCATTCCCATGCTGGCAGGCTGTAGCTTAGGCCAGGCATCTTAGACGTGCGGGTCATGGACCCGGTGATTGCTTGAGCTTCTTTAACTTTCATACTTTCTAATTTTATTTTAATTCATGATTGTGTCTTTTTCGTGGCGCTTGCGGCTTGCGGCTTGCTGCTTGAGACTTCAGGCTTTTAAAAAACTTTTCACAGCTGCGCACGTAAGCAGGACTCAGGTCCTGCTTATCATGGATGAAATAATTTAATAAATTATTGTGATTGGATCTTATTCTGGTCATTTTTTTCTCCTATTGCTTTGTTACACTGGACGATGGCCTCCAGCATAAACATCATTGCGCCAAATGTTGGTGTGTTTTTTTGTTTACGTGCTCGTAGCTCGTTGTGAGCGTCTACTAGCATTTTTTTAAGTTTTTCAAGTTCAGTCATATATTCCTTTCTAAATCCATCCTATCATCTCCGGGACCAGCTGTCAAGCTTGCTGCTTGTTGCTTCAGGCTTAAATCTACTCTTCATCTGAGATCCCAAAGTATGGAAGCGGGCTAACGTCATCATCTTTAATCTTTTTTAATAGAAGACGTTCTGCCTGGTCTTCGTCTTCTGCTTCTACAATCAGGCCGTCGTAGGGCTGCAGCTCATGCTGCATTCCTTCGAAGTCCATCTGTATTCTATATTTTTTTGTTTTCATATTTCTCCTTTATTTGTTGTGGTGCTTTGGCAAATTTATCGACCGGAAAAGCACCAAACGAGGTCATCAATTACATCCTATACTATCCTACAGGTCCTGTCAAGCTTGTTGCTCGTTGCTTGAAGCTTTTTAAAATTCCGGCCGGGTTAAAAATTTCATACTAACCCATACGTGCTTACTATAGAACACGTATGAGCAAAACCTGGCTGAATGTTTAGGCCGGCCGCAGACAGCTGATTTTTTCTCATTATTCCTGATCCCAGGCCCATACTCTTCGCAACCACATTGAGATCTGCTACTGGCAACTAATAATATGGACCAGGGATCAGTTGTTGTCCTGTGCAGGCAGGCTACCTCCGTAGCTACACTGATAGCCAGCGTGACTTCGCTTGCAACCTGTACTATAGCCGTTTAAATCCAGCAGTTACAACATCTGATCCCAGATCGCTGGACTATTGGTGAATTCGAAATTCTGCCATTGAGCTAACAGCGATCAGGGATCAGTTCTAGTTCATAGCACGAAGACGGACGGCTAATGTCGGTGTGACGTACTACAACCAGAAGTTGTCCCAATTAATCAGAGGCGTACAACCTAGAATTCCATCAGTTCTCATACATAATTAATTAATCCTATTTAATGCTTGACAGAATAAATGTCAAGTGTTAATTTCAAATCATGCAAAATAAAAACAGAAAGGCAAAAATGAGTAGAATAAGACTAAACCAAGAGTATAGAAATAAAATCGCAAATCGTATGCGAGTACACTTGGAACAAGAACCAACACAAGAAAAAACAAAGTATGATGAACTCAAAGCAGATCAAATTGAGTTAAATGACAATGCGTGGAATTTAGCAGAAACTATTGTCAGAAAACATTATACTCCAGAAGATGTCAAAATGGCATATCACTTACAGAATAAATTTGAGAATGTTTCGACTATTGCGAAAGATAGTTGCTTTCATTTTCATTATTTAGGTATGAAAGAAGATAGAGATTATGACAACAATCCAATCATGAAACAAGATACTATTGAAGAACATTTTGATTTTAGACTAAATGGTAGTATGGAAAATAATAGCGATAGTTATTCTGATGATAGTGCGTATGGCTATGCTTTGTATCGTGATGAACTAAAGGCACAAGATAATTGCAATCCAGATATTTTGATCGAACAAGAGGGCAAAGACAACAACCCACATTTAACAAAATATACTGACAACAATACTAAATATCTTGGAAGTGATGATAGTGGATATGGCAAACAATGGAATGAAAAATACCAATTAGATTTAATTGGTAGAGAATATTGTAGAGATCGTTCTATTGCTTGTAATGAACAACAATTTTTAATGCTTAAACAATGGAAACAAGCCAAAGGTCAATTTGTTATGGCACATAGAAATTGGATAAAAAGTATTTTAGATCAGATGAAAGAAATTAAAATTGGTCTAAAAGGTTATAAATATCTTGACGAGGCTATTGAGTTAGCGACAGAACTTGGTTTGAATATTTCTGACGCAGAAATAATCAGAACAAACTCAACCGGACTTGTTATATATAATCCTAAAAACCTAGCTGATAGGATTAAAGGTATGAAAAACAAAAACCAAACAAGAGAGGATAAAATAAAGGCTAGAATGTTGTACGAGCAACAACAAAATGCAAGTGTAAATTAACACTTGACGAGGTTATCCTATTTATGATAGGATAACCTCATTAACAGAAAGAAGAAATACAGATGACAAAACAAATAAAATACTTTTCTTGGTTTATGAAATCTAGAAATAAATTTGCGACTTGTAGAGGTGTTGATGAATACGAATACGAGGACAAGTGGAGTGGCGATTTCACAACATTTAAATCAAAACAATGGACAGATTTAAAAGGAAATCCTTGTTATAACTTTTGGGATATTGATAGTGAACACCCAAGAACAGCAGTAAATTATAGTGTGAGGAAAGCATGAATAAATCTAAAGAAGAAATTAAAACACTTTTTAATATAGTTGATAAGTTAGAGAGAAGAATATTTACACTTGAAAAAGTTATCGGCAAGCTACAATTAAGATTAGGTGATGTGGTTTTGTATATTGATAATAACTTGGAGAGGAAAAATAATGAGCAACTATAATTGGTGTCATGGTCCTGAGTGTCATACTCAACAAACACAATCAAGAGTTCGTGGCTCAGGTACAAATAAAGTTTTAAGAACTATTAAAATTAAATGGGGCAGATATAATTACTCCGGCGACGAGCAGCCTAATATTTGGGATTATTTTTGTAATAATAGATGTCTACATGATTTCTTAAAATTACATGCAACAACTATTGCTAACATTGCACCAAGGCGCGAGGCTCTTGAAACTCCAATCAAAGTTGAGAAAGAAAAGTACGAAAGCGAAAGATATGACTTTGGTAAGGAACGACGAGTACCATATATGGCAACAAGAACTACAATCAAATCAGTTGACAATAACAATGGATAATGTAGGATAACCATATGAATAAAACAAACACACAAACACATAACATCAGATCAAATAGATTTAATGGTGAATCTATTCAGTTAACTGATGAAGAGGCAAAGAAACATGACGAGTTATTTGTAGCTGAGATGTTAGCAACTGCTGATGACAAGTTACATGGTTACGGTGCAAGTAGACACTGGAACACTGTTCGTAAGAACATTGATTGGTTTCGTAGACACAATGCCAAAGCTTACATGGTCTTGCTAGACTAATCATCAACCCTAAGCAGGGCGCTAACGCGCCCTGCTTTTCATATCGGGCCCCGGCCCAGCTCCAAAAATCCCCCCACCCTAACCTTAAAAACCTTTTTTTAAAAAGGGGTCCCACTGCTTTTCTCTTTATGGCTTGATTTAGAGTGTCATAGCTGTTAAAAACTTATTGGGACTCCTATGAACCTAGATAATGTAGATATTTCAAAATTACCTGCGGATGTCCGGAAGACCTATAAGCGTTATCAGGTAATGCATGCTGAAAAAAAGATACAGAATAAAGCTAAAAGTGATTTTTTGAGCTTTGTAAAGTGTGTATGGCCTGATTTTATTGAGGGTGCTCATCACAGACACGTCGCAGAAAAATTTAATAAGTTGGCTACTGGTGAAATTAAGCGATTAATCATCAATATGCCACCAAGACATACAAAATCAGAATTTGCGTCTTATCTTCTGCCATCGTGGATGGTGGGCCGTAATCCAAAATTAAAAATCATTCAAGCAACTCACACTGGAGAATTAGCAATTCGTTTTGGTCGTAAGGCAAAACACTTAATTGATTCCGAAGAATATAAAAAAATTTTTATTACAAAATTACAAGAGGACTCCAAAGCCGCTGGGAGGTGGGAGACAGCACAAGGCGGCGAGTATTTCGCTGCTGGAGTCGGCGGTGCCATCACCGGCCGGGGTGCTGATTTATTAATTATTGACGATCCTCATTCTGAACAAGATGCATTAAGCGAAACTAAGTTAGAAAGTGCGTATGAATGGTATACTTCTGGACCACGTCAACGTCTTCAACCAGGGGGATCTATCGTTTGTGTAATGACTCGTTGGAGTACTAAAGATTTAACGGGAATGTTACTAAAAAATCAAAAAGAAGTTAAAGCAGACCAATGGGAAGTAATCGAATTTCCGGCAATCATGGAAGATGGAAAACCAATGTGGCCAGAATACTGGAATCAGGACGAATTAGAGAAAGTTAAAGCAACTCTTCCGGTTGCAAAATGGAATGCACAGTGGATGCAAGGACCCACTTCTGAAGAAGGAGCAATAATTAAGCGAGAATGGTGGCGAAAATGGGATAAAGATTGGATTCCAACGCTTCAACACGTAATTCAGTCTTACGATACTGCATTTATGAAAAAAGAAACGGCCGATTTTAGTGCAATTACGACTTGGGGCGTTTTTTACCCAAATGAAGACTCTCCTTTGAACTTAATTTTACTCGATTCACTAAAAGGTCGTTATGAATTCCCGGAACTTCGACGACGGGCCTTGGAACAGTACAAATATTGGCAACCTGAAACTGTAATTATTGAATCAAAAGCTTCTGGACTTCCACTCACTTACGAACTTCGTCAGATGGACATTCCAGTTGTCAACTTCACACCATCGAAGGGCAATGACAAGCACGTAAGGGTCAATTCAGTTGCACCTTTGTTCGAAAGTGGTATTATATGGGCGCCAGAACAGAAGTTTGCGGAGGAAGTCATAGAAGAATGCGCAGCATTCCCTTATGGCGACCACGATGACCTTGTGGACTCAACAACACAGGCTATCATGCGCTTCAGACAAGGCGGTTTTCTTCCTCACCCGGAAGATTACAAAGATGAAAAACGAGAACCTATGAAAAGGGAGTATTATTAATGTCTGGAATTACAGATTTACAATATAAACTTATGGAGTTGCAATCACAAGGATATCCAGAATTTGACGCTGGGCTTTATCCATATCAAGAGTTACAATTTGAAGATTATTTTAGTCCACCAAAAGGTCCTTTGTATAAGATAGACCCAACTCTTGTTCCTGAAGGTGAAAATTATTATTCCCAAGATTATGATTTTGATACCGATAAAACAAGTTATTCACAATGGGATGTAGAAGACCCTTATCAACCTTTAAATGTTGAACTTCTGCCAGCTGGTTCGTTTCCTCACGGATCGAGTTATGGTGCGCGCCAAGCAATAAAACCCAAGCTGATGGAAGCTTATGGAACTTTTCCTACTTCACCTAGAAATGAACTGTCTCCTGCTCCTGATTGGTATCCTGGACCAATAAAAGATTTTGGAATGACAGACATTGTTGAGGGTAATATGACTACTTCAAGTAGAAACCAAACAGCAAATCAGGCAGATATAAATAAATATATAACAGATATACTAAGTCATGAGGTTGCACATGGTTTAGATACACAACGTGGTTTTAAACCTATTGCTGATGAAGCAAAAGGTATAGAAATTGGATATGGGCCGCATAAACTTTCTGACCATGAGATGGGTGAATTTTTTACCAGAGCTAGGGATATAGAAAGAGCAAAGATGATGAATCCTGATGAAGAAGAATCAGATAATTTTACAGATATTTGGTTTGGTACAAGCAGAAGTGATTTAAGTAAAAAATATATGATTGATCAACTAGGCTCTGTGGGAGCCGTGAACAATTATTTGAAACGAATTAAACCACTAGTAAACAGATATTTTGATCAAGTTGCAAAACACAAAAAATACAAAAAGAGTTATGAAAGCGGACGAGCACCTACTCACTGGTATCATGGCCTTGATTATAAAGGTGGCGCAACTGGAGACGTAACTCAAGCTGGTCCAGGTAGACAAGAAGAACCAACAGGAGGTGCATTTTTAAAAAGCACTCCAGCACGTACAACTAGAGCTCAAAACGTAGCAAGAACTTCAAGCAGAGTTGGACCAGGTGGAAAAGTAAAAGCTTATGGTTTAGCTCGGGGTGGATTAATGGACATACCACTTTCAGGAAGAAGCAGGGACATATAATGCCAAAAATACCTGGAGTCACATCTGAGATCCTAAAGAAAAAAGTTTTAGAAGCTTTAGAAGGAATTGGTATCAAAGCAAGTGATATCATGGGTAGAGGTACTAATATTCAAAGAATTACTAGCGGTAAGGACATTAATCCATTTAAGCCCAACATGTTAGAGGCAATGCGTTCTCAAAATAAAACTATGGGTGATGCATTAGATGCTTTTGCTAATGAAGCAAAATTCATCATGAATGCTAATGATGCAGAGACGGTAAATTTTTTAAATAATCTTAATACTTACAAAAGTATTGGTGGAGGAGGTGTAGACACTCAAGGAGTGGGTTCTATGATGAAAGCTATGACAGATTTAGAAGATGCTGCCAAAAATTTAAAAACATCAACTGATGAAGCTAAAACTTTTGCAGAAAAAGAACTGGAGAAGGCTTTATTAACCGCTGGACATGGAGGAGACCCGTTTAAAGTTCCAGATAACAAATCTTTTGGTGGTAGCATGTATGCCGAAGGAAATATGAGAACAGCACTTAGAGAATTCCTTCAAACCGAGTTTAAAAACGGAAGATTGAAATTAAACGACTTAGATAAAGAAAGAGTTCTGAAATATTCGCCAATGATTGAACACGATCCTATTTTAGTGTTTCAAAGACTTTATGGAGATGATGCAATTAAAAACGTTGAAGATATTGTAACGGTTTTCGAAAAAGGTGAAAGCTACAAACATTATGAACAATTATTAAGAGAAAATGTTGATGATCAGTTTTTAAAACCTTTAAATCAAGCAGATGTTGGAGATGGGAGATATGTTCTAACAGAGGCAGAAGAAATTAAACCAAAATTACCTGATGACGACGATATTCCATTTAATCAAGGTGGAAGAGTGGGATTAAAATATGGATCTAAAGACGCTACTAAAAATTTAGTCCATAAAATTAAAGATTGGGCTAATAAAAATTTAAGTGAAAAAAAAGGTTTAGAAAGTATGTTTAAAAAAGTAAGGGATCTTGATGATGAAGGTAAAATTTTTGAAAAAGAAATTCTTGACGATTTTATAACAACAGCGGATGAAATGAGTGGTGCTAAGATTAATGAGAATAGAATTCTTGCGAATAAAAGATCTTTAGCTTATCAAATCGATGAATGGAATAAACGTCCTAAAAAGACGTATTATAGAGGTGATAAAAGTGAAGGTCATTTGGGGGAGTTTAAAGACGATCCTGAGTGGAAAAAAACTCATGACCAATTGATAAAAGATCAAACGGATGCAGGATGGGGTAAATATATGAAAGAATCTACTTTTGACGAAGACTTAAAAGGAGGATTTTTTTCGCCTGATAAAGACATAGCCAGAGCTTATGCTTCTACCTCTGGAATACCTAAGATTAAAAAAATAGAACTTGAGCCATGGGAGGTTCAAGAAGGTCTTGAAAGAAATTTTGAAAAGAACCCTTTTGTTGGACCAGGTGATATTTTATTAGATAAATCAACTAGACAAAAAGCTACAACAGATTGGTGGGAGACTCTGAAAAAGAAATTGGAAATGTTTGGATTAGCTGAAGGTGGAAGAGTAGGAATGTGGAAAGGTTCCGGAAAAAAAGGAATTCAAAGTTTAATTAAAAAAGTAGACGATAAATTTGGAGAAGGAACCTTGAAAAAAGCTGCAGATATAGACCGACCTGAAACAGCAGTTGAAGATGAAGCAACTAGAAAACTATTTGAAGATTTTAATATGAAATTAGATACCCAAGATTTAATGACCGCAGCTGAAGCTAAAGTGATGGGGCCTATTGCAACTCCAACTAAAAATAAACACTTCTTGGACCCCGAATCAACAGATCATACAACATGGTTATTACAAGAAAAATTTTTTAGACCAGATGCGGTAGATTATTTAGGTAAGAAAGTTCCATCAAATTGGATTGCGCTTGAAAGAGCTAAAGCAAAAGATACTTTAAAAAAATTAGGTCCCCTTCCATCAAGACGTCATCCTAATTGGGAAGATATGAGACAAATCAGACAGGGAGTTAAAAATAGATTAGTGGCTTTAGATATTACTGAAGAACTAGGGGGTAATGTTGCAATGTTTGATTTTTTAAGAATTCAAAGAGGTATGCCAGATCAATTTTTAGATATTAATAATTATATTAGAAAAGCCGATTCTCCTATTGTTAAAGATGAATTAAGTGGAATTAAAAAAGAAATTTCACAACTTAAAGATTTAGGTTTACCTCAATCTGCAGAAAGATATCAGTTACAAATGGAATTCCCAGGAATTACGGATGATTTAATTAATAATATTTTAGCAGATAAGAATCCTCAAAGAATTGCAGAAGTTAAAGCAACAATGAGGGAAGCATTAAAGATGCAAGAAAAAGGAATGGGTCCTGAAGAGATTATACAAACATTTCAAAAAACACCAAGAACTAAAAACGCAGCAGGCGGTGGTGTAGGCTCCATGTTTAGGGGGGTTTAATGGCCATTAAACAAACCATAAAAGGCACTGGCAAAAACTCTGGTACTTATAGCACGTATATAGGTCCAAGAGATACTCAAACTCATTATATAGGAAGCAAAGAGTGGATTGCTGGGATAAGAAAAAAGAATGAATCTAAAAAAGCCAGAGAATATGAAAAAAAATATGGACCGGCAAGAAGAGAAAAAGCAAGACTACGTAAGAAAAAAGAAAAAGAACAAAAATTAAGAATTATACAAAATAAAAAAGAGGTAAAAGAACAAAAAAGATTAGATAAGATTAAGGAAAAAATAAAACTCAAAGAAGAAAAACAAAGAATAAAAAATCAATTAATTGAGAATAAGTCTTATGAATTAGAAAATATTAAAAAACAGACTACCCCTTTAAACAAAGCCCAAAAAATAATTTTACATGAGAGTTATAACCCTATTTTTTTAGATGAATTCAATAGATTAGCAGCAGAGGGAGATCCTTTTTCTCCAACAGATTTAAATAGGGCTGTAATCGATAGAATCGTTAAAGAAAATCCAACTATTAATTTAGAAGAAGGAAAAGGGTTAGATAAGGTTTTTGGTGGTAATGAAGAGGCCAAAACTATGTATCAAAGAACTGATAAAGGAAAAACTTCTTTACTGAATGAAAAGCAACGAGCTAAATTCACTGGATATACTAGTGGCTTAAAATACACTAAAAATCAAAACAGATTATTTAAAGCTATCTTAGCAGGCGATAATGATTTTGATTCCTTAATGAAGAAACTTGAATTTAATTCAGGTCGTCTTAAAGGCAACATGAATAAGTTGATGAGAAATCTTGCTAAAACTAATAGAGCAGATCAACCTTTATTTTTAAAACAATATAGTGATAAAGAATTAGAAAAAG